AACATCTAGTTTAGACAGAATGTCATGTGTTCTATCTTTGTGTTTAGATGTGACGACTGCAAGTTTCTTTCCTTGTGACTTAAGGTGTTGTAAATGTTCTTCTACACCGTCATAAAACTTAATCAACTTACTATTCTTTGAAGAGAATTGGTTATACTTTCTCATGAGTTCATCTTGGTCAGTAAGTATACCTATTTCAGTTAGTATATCTTTGAATGGTTTACCTATTAACTTGAAGTAATCTTTAAAATCTCTACCAGTGTTAAGAGAGTTGAATGACTTCTCCATATTTTCTTTTGAATCAATTAAGACTCCGTCTAAATCAAATATGTATAATGTCTTCATGTTAAGTGGTCTTCAGTTAATATTCTAAAATTCAATCGTCTATCTTTACAATACTCTTCTGCAGCTTTAAACTTTGCTTGATTGACAGCATAGGTTGCAATCTCATTGAGGTATCGTTTGGTTTGTCTTTTAGGTTCCTTTGGGGGTTTAAGTTGTTTCTTAGGTTTAACTTCTATAATCTCTCTTATAGATTGACCCTTGTCATTAACAAACTTTATGTAGAAGTCGGGAAAGTATCTATGTACTCTTTTATCTAAAGGAGACTTGTATGGAATGATAACTTCCTCACTGCCCCACTCTATGATATTAGTATTAGTATCACAATAGACCATAAACCTTCGTTCCCATAAAGACCTGTATATTATCTTTGTGGGGTCTCCTTTGTATTTTTTATAGTTCTTTGGTTTAAACCTTCCGCTGTACGACATAAATAGATATGAATAAGTTATATACAGGTATTTATACATGGCATCAGTAAACAAATTTCTATCAAAACTCAATCAGGCAACTACAGCACTTAAGTCAGTTAAAGGTATATCGAGTAAAATATTTGGTACAGGATATCAAACGAATGTATCTACACAAGAACAAGATGTTGAAATTGAAAGAAGAAGACTTCAAGAAAGAGCAAAAGCTCTAAAAAGCAAAAACATTGGGTTAAATATGATACCCAACTATGAAGCTAAAATAAATCCTTCACTTCCAGCAACTGAATTAGTTTATCCAAGGGATAATCCTGTAGACAATTATATTCACTTTACAATTGAACCAAGAAAAAAAAGAGAAGGTTCACCAAGTGCATTATCAACTTCACCCACAGAGATTTATCTATATGCTCCAAATGTAAAGAATGACGCACCTTCCATTTCTTATAATAATGTTGATTTTGGAAACGTGCAGAGAGATATATTAAGTGGTGGACTTAATATTACAGATATGGACGGTGGTGTTAGTGCTGAAATAAGAGAGATGATAACGAAATTAGGCAATAGCATTGCATTGGGTACAAGTAATTTTAGGGACGATAGAACATTTAATCCACAAAAAGAAGTTATGTTTGAAGGTATTCAGTTTAGAACTTTTGATATGGCATTTCAATTTAGACCAAATAGTCAAGAAGAGACAGAAGAAATTAATAACATTATATGGGCATTTAAGACTGCAATGTTGCCAGATACATTTCAAATGGCTCAAGGAATCGGTAAAGAATCAGAAAAATTTAGTGAAAACTACTTTAACTTACCCAATAATGTAAAGATAAAGTGGCATGGTGCAATTGCAAAGAAGATTGACGGATTTTTACCTTCATTCATAACTAATGTATCAGTTCAATACAATGGTGGTAATAAACTAGAAACCTTTTCTGATGGTATGCCTTTGGTTGTAGATATGTCACTTTCATTTGTAGAGAATGTCTTAATGACACAAGAAAATTATCAGGGTATTAGTGCAAGTAGTAAAAAAGTAGACCTTAAAAAATCTCCAAGTGCTAGAGAGATAAGAGATGCCGCATCAACTAACGAGGTTAATAATGCAAAATCTAATATAGGAACAGTGATTCCAACATACTCCGACCCTGGCGATTACACAGCTCCTGATGGAACTAAATTTAAAGATGGTAAAATAACTTACCAAAGACCTTTTGGGGCTGGATAATAACCATGGCAAACGAACTATATAAAAATTTTCCCGAAATACAGTATACTTTATCTAACGGTAAAGTTGTCACAATAAAAGATTTCTTCAGAAAGGCTAGAATATCATCTTTCAGTCTTGATAAAGTTGTTGACTATGAATACTATGAATTAGACGAAGGTGAACGACCTGATGTAGCTGCATCTAAGATATATGGTGACAGCGATTTACATTGGATTTTCTTTTTAGTCAATGACATGGAAAATTACTATGATTGGTATATGAGTTCAGAAACATTTGAAACACATATAGATTCTAAGTATACTGGTCAATACTTAACTTTTGCAACTTCTGTTGATGTTGTACAATACCCTAACTATGACAGTCAAGGAAACTTACTGAACACTAGAAAATATTTGTTAGGAGAGAAGGTCACTACTGCAAAAGGGACTGGACATATCTTAGAAGTAGACCCTCTAAATAAAAGAGTTAGAGTGGAAAGGGGACTATGGGAACAGGGGGAAACTTTAGTCGGTTTAAACAAATCTTCTGAGATAGTAAGTATCATAGAACCTAGAGATGTTATAGTACATTACGAAAATGTTGATGGAGTTAAAACCAATGTTCCTACAGCTGGTTATACTAGTGTCTCTTTATGGCAAAACGAATACAATAAAAATGAAAACAAAAGGCGAATAAAAATAGTGAAACCATCTTATATGAATATAGTTTTACGAGAGTTTGAAACCTTAATGTCCAAATAGTATGGACAATCAATTAGGAAAAGTTGTAGTAAGAGAAGTCACCATTCAATATGGAGACCAAGAAACCGACTCTGTTAATATAGTAAATCTAGTAAATTCAATTTCAATATATGAAAGTATATTCAGTAAACATCTTACTGGAAATGTTGTTGTTGTTGATGCAAGAAATCTAATCAATAACTTACTATTGACTGGTCAAGAGAATATAACTATTAATTGTGAAATGCTAGAGGGTGGAAATCCTGTAAACAGAACCTTTAGATTATATAAAATTTCTAACCTTATAAGAGAGGGAGATTTAGTTCAGATATACACTATGCACTTTTGTGACCCATTAATGTACAGAAGTAAAGAAGAAAGAATAAGTCAAGCTCTTAGGGGTTCTCATACAGATATGATTGAAGGTCTTTTTGAAGAACTTAGTGGAGACCCTAATTTTATACCACTATTTACTGAATTTGAAGAAACACAAGGTGACAATCATCAATTCGTTGTACCAAATTGGTCTGTTAATAAAACATTAGATTGGTTAGTAAACAATAGTAATCCAATTGACGAAACGTCTTATAAAAACTCAATGTTTTTGTATCAAGACATGAAAGGACAGTATCAGTTTAAATCTATGGACAAAATGTTAGTTGATATAGAAGAAGAAGTTTTTCACCATGTTCCATACAATGCATTTAGTGAAGTATCTGCAGAAGAACGTAATTTAGTTATACTAAGTTCAAATAAACCACAAGAGTTTGATACTCTTCGTGGATTGTCGACTGGTGCATACGCTTCACTATTAAAAATATATGACCCTATTAGAAAACTAGAAAGTGTTAAAGAATATGATATTGAAGATACTATTCAAAGGAGACAAGATGTTAGAGATGGTAATAGTATTCTTGCAAAAGAAAGTCCACTAACATCTCTCATAACAAAAGATACTACATTTCCTAAACCACATAAGTTAGAACAACCTACTACCATACTTCATGAGTATACCACAACTCATATGTTTGATAACAAAGATAAGATTGATGATGAGGAAGTTTTTATGGGTGTTAAACATACTGATAATAGTAAATTAGAAAGACATGCATTACTAGAAATCTTAAATCAAAATAGAATAGAGGTTGTCGTACCCTTTACTACTAAGATAAGGGCTGGTAAAAAAATACAATTAGATTTACCAAAAGGTCAAGTTAAAATAGGTACAAACAAGGGAATTGACTTTGATGATTATTACTTAATTACAGGAGTTTCTATTCATATAGATAATGCGACTAAAGTGGGAACATGTAATTTAGAATGTTCAAAAGAAAGTAAACTATTATCAAAAATGGAAAGTAATTATAGTGAAAAGGTGGCAGTATTACTAACAGGTATGGAATCTAAAAAAACATGATACATTACTACGGAATAGTTGAAGATAGAAATGACCCTCTTGAAATAGGTAGAGTGAGAGTTCGTATCTATGGTATTCATACTGAGAACAAATCACTAATTGCAACACCCGACCTTCCATGGTCTCAGGTATTACTTCCAACAACCTCTGCAGGTCTTTCAGGATTTGGAACACAACATGGTTTAGTTGAAGGGTCAACTATTGTTGGGTTCTTTCGTAATGATATTGATATGCAAGATTTCATTGTCATTGGTTCTGTTGCAGGTATACCTTCAGAAGGTTATCAAAAAGATGTAGAAGATAAGATTAGAAAAAGAACTCCCGATGAAGGTTTCAGTGACCCTAGACGATTAACTAAAGCTGATTATGATAAAACGGTTGACGGTAAAAATCCACCCGAAGTTAAAAGACCTTTTGGACTAGAACATGGATTGGACACTGCACCTATCAAACCAAAAAAATTAAAGTTAAACTATTCAGGAAAGGGGTCTTCATTTGAAAATCCAAAACTTACTGAAAAGGATTTACCACTATATCCTTTATATACAGACGAATCAGATGTATCAAAATATGCAAGAGGTGAGATAGTATATGATGAAGGTGGTGATAACGAGAAAGCTGGTGTCGTAGGATTGGGGGGAAGAGAGACTTATTTTAATTCTACTATCATGAATCCACCTTCTAGTTTTCATGATATACCTTCACCACAATATCCATACAATAAAGTTTATGAATCTGAATCGGGTCACGTAATAGAAGTAGACGATACAAGAGATGCAGAAAGGATTGCAGTAGAACATAGAACAGGAACCTTCTTTGAAATACACCCTGATGGTTCTCAAGTGACTAGAATTGTAAATGACAATTGGTATGCTGTATACAAAGACAATGAAATGTATGTTGGTGGCAACTGTAAAGTGTTTGTAGAAGGTGATGCAAAGATAGAAGTCAAGGGAACAACTGATATAGAATCTACAGGAAATCTATCAGTCGTTGCACCACAAATAAGTTTAGACGGTACAGTCATTAAGTTGAACTCATAATGGCACTTGTACTTCCAGTTATACCCAATAGTCTTCCATGTCCTGATGGAACTATAATAAATCTTCCAACCAAGGCAGACTTAGCCAATGCAATTGCAAAGATAGGAGATATACCCAGTAAACTAAAAGTTTATCTTGTGACAAATGCAAGTGAGATAACTGAAGATGCAAGAAAAGAAATACAAAAAATTATTAAAGAAGTAGAAGACTTCATGGACAAACTTGCAAATATTGCTTCTCCATATTGGGACAAGGGAACAGTTCGTAATTGGGGTAAAGAGGCCAGAGAAGCAATAGAAGAATTATTGCAAGAGTTTCATATCTATATCCCAGTAAAGATTATGGAATTGATTAGTAAGATTATTCCAGTATCATTCAAGGTCACTCTTTTAGGAATACAGATAGATGTACTTAAAATCTTAACCAAAGAAGAACAGACAAATATAAAACTCCAAATCAGTGCAAGGATAGATAACTTTTATGCACTCATTCCTGATGAGTTCAAATTGTTTGACGGTGAGTTTGGAGTAGAATGTAATGAGTGGAAAGCAAAAGTTATATGGAGATATTTAAAGAGTGAAATTATGGATTGGGTGACTAACTCCATATTCAAGTTATTTGATAAACTCATTGGTAAATTCAAAGAGATATGGGATTCACTAGGACTTCCAAAACTACCTGCTCTTTTTGAATTTGATTTAGGTGCATTAATTAATCTATGGAAGGCACAAGCAAAAGCAAAGTTTGGAGAAAAGAGTAAAGAGTATAGAGAGTATATTATAAACAAACTAGAAAGTTTAAACATTGCTGGATTTGACATACTTGCAATCATAGGTAGTAAGGTTGAATTAAGTGTACAATCACTAGAAGATAAAATCAATGAGATAATTTCAGACTTTAGAGATTTTATAATTAACTGGAAGAAGAAACTATTATTTGATTGGGTTAAAATTGTAGAAAAGTTCTTTAAAGCAATAGGTCTTGGTAAGATATTCGATTTTATAAATCTAACATTTTGTGATATACTAAAACTTGTAGGCTTTCCACAATCAATTGACATTTCAGTTCCTAAGAGTGTATAAATAGTATTATGGCACAATATGTTAACAACGGAAAAACAGTCGCAAGTGAGAACATTTACTCAGACTTAAATCTTTCTTTTAAATCACACCCAATTACAGGAGATGTGACAAGAACCACTGATGTTGATGCAGTTGTAAGGTCTATAAAAAATATAGTCTCAACTAATGCATATGAAAGACCGTTCAAACCAAATTTTGGTGCAGACATAAGGTCTATGTTATTTGAATTAGATACTACCATGTTTGGTCATGGCAGGGTTGCACAAAAAATTGCAAATAAAATAGAAACATATGAACCTAGAGTAAGTGATGTACAAATATCATTAGACGAAGTAAATCGTAATGAACTAAACATGACAATTCAATTTAAAGTAATAAACAGTATTAATGTAGAAGAAATTCAATACGTATTGACAAGGACAAGATAATGGCTATACAAAGTTCACAATTAAACATAACCGATTTAGATTTTGATGATATATCAGTAAACCTTAGAAATTATCTTAAAGGACAAGACCAATTCAAAGACTATGACTTTGATGGTTCAAACATGTCTGTATTAATAGACTTACTTGCATACGCTTCACACATTGGTGCAGTAAATACAAACATTGCAGCTTCAGAGTTATTCTTAGACTCTGCTCAAATTAGAAAAAATGTAGTGTCTCGTGCAAAAGATTTAGGATTTGTTCCTCAATCAGAAACGGGTTCAACTGCAATTGTAGATATTACACTTAGTGATGTTAGAAACCCTGATGGAACTTACCCGACAACTACTGAAATGACTTTAAGTAGAGGTTCTATTTTTAATACTACCTTTGACGGTAAAACATATTCCTTTGTGTGTCCAACTACAATAAAACCAACACAAAATGGTGATTCTTATATTTACAATCAAGTAAACTTAGTTCAAGGAATATATGCAAGTGATACTTTCGTATATGATTCACAATTACCTAATCCTAAATTTGTATTAACTAACAACAGAGTTGATAAATCAAGAATACAAGTAAGTGTAAACTCAAATGGTGTTTCAACAACCTATGCACTATCAACTAATATCTCAACAATAACAACAGAGTCTACTGTTTTTTATGAACAAGAAAACGAAGATGGGTTTAGAGAAATATATTTTGGAGATGGAGTATTAGGTAAACAACTATTAGACGGTGACATTATAACTATAACTTATATTATAGTAGATAAGAATCATGCAAATGGTGCTAGAACATTTTCAATGTTAAACAATATCAATGGGTTTTCAAATACCACAATAACTGCCTCTTCAGTTGCTCAAGGTGGTGCAGAGAAAGAGTCTATAGATTCTATCAAGTTTAAAGCCAATAAGTTCTATACTTCACAAAACAGACTAGTCACATTGAATGATTACAAAGCAAAAGTCAGTGAGTATTATCCAAATGCAGACGCAGTTGCAGTATGGGGTGGTGAAGATAACAATCCACCCGAGTATGGAAAGATATTTGTTGCTTTAAAACCTAAGAACTCTGATTACTTATCCGATACTGAAAAAAGTAATGTTATTAAAAAGTTAAATGCATTGAACATGTTAACAGTTAGACCGACTATTGTTGACCCCGAAATAATCAAAATATTAATTTCTACTTCTTTTAAATATAACCCAAATGCAACTTCGTTATCAGAAGGTGAGTTAGAGACTGTAGTGACAAATGCAATTAACACATTCGATAATCAAAACTTAAGTAATTTTGATTCAATCTTTAGACACTCTAATCTTATAAAAGATATAGACAATTCAAACGATTCAATTCTTTCTAATACAACAAACATTAGATTGAAAAAATCCCAAAAAGTTTTTACAGACACTACAAGAGGTGTAGTTGTTGAGTTCGGTAATGGACTTTACAACCCACATGTAGGTCATGCAAAGGCTAGTGGTGGTATTTTATCCACTACTGGTTTTAAAGTTTCAGGTGATTCAGTAAATACTCAGTATTTCGATGATGACGGTAATGGTAATCTAAGAAGATACTATCTATCGGGGTCAACAAGAATCTATCAAGATAGTTCTGCAGGTACTGTAGACTATTCAACTGGAAAAATTTCAATCAATACTGTTTTCTTTACTTCAGTAGTAAATGTAGACAGTACGATTGACTTTACCGTTATCCCTAATAGTTTAGATGTGGTTGCAACTAGAGGCAATCTAGTTGATATCGACCAACAATCTATTACGGTTAAAGGTGAAATAGACACCATCGCAAGTGGTGAATCAAGTGCTGGAGTTGGTTATACATCAACCTCTTCCAGTAGTTATTAATCGTTATGTAGAAAGTGGTCGGGAGTCCCCCGAGTAGTTTCCCATTAATTTGGATTTTATAGGAGTAAAATTAAAATGGCAGATAAAAAAATAAGTGCTTTAACAGCAGTCGCAGATTCAGAAATCGGTGCTGATGATTTATTGCATATAGTAGATAATCCTGGCGGAACACCAGTAAATAAGAAAATGACAATTGGTCAATTGTTTGAAAATATCCCTACTCACCTTGCAGTAGATGATATCACAACATTGACTGCAACAGCATCAAACCTTGCATCATCATTCGTATCAGCGATTGACTTGTCAGGTGCTGGAGCTTCAGTTGCATTTACTTTAGATGACGGTACAGATGTTGGTCAAATTAAAATCATTTATGCAAAAACTGAACCAGCAAGTTCATACAGTGCAAACATTGAAGTCACTAACTGGGGTTATTCATCAACTTCAGGTACTGAAATAGTACTTGACTCACAAGGTGAAGCTGTGATTTGTATTTGGGACGGTTCTAAATGGTACCCAATTTCTGTTTTCGGTGCAACAGTACAGTAAAATAGAATATGAAGGAATATGCAACAGATAGTCTAAGTTCTAGACTTCCAAATCTCTTACCTGAATTTGTAAGAGAGGAAAGTCCTGCACTTGAGGCATTTCTAAAGTCATATTTTGAATACTTAGAAGCAGAGATAATTACATTATCTTCGCAATCAGTTCTTGATAATTTAAGTTTGGAAGACGGTGTCGGAGACCTATTATTGGAATCCGATACCAGTTTTTCACCGACTTCAGAGTCATCTAAAATTATTACAGAACAATCAATTTTAAATCCAACATTATTAGCCTCTCCATTTACTAAAGGAGAATATGTTGTTGGTACTAAATCTAAATCCGTTGCAAGAATTGATATTGTAATTGAGGATAAGATTTATGTAAACACTATATCAGGAAATGGTTTCTTAAAAGGAGAAACAATTACTGGTAGAGAATCAAAACAAACAGGTGTAGTTGGAAGTTTTAAACAGAACTCTGTTCTTGCAAACAATAAACTATTAGACTACTCTGATATTGATAGAACCTCTGAAGAATTTTTACAATACTTCCAAAATGATTTTATACCTTCATTGGATATAGGTTCTACTGTTGACCGAAGGTTAACAATAAAACACATTAAAGATTTATATCAGACAAAAGGAACTGCAGAATCTGTACAGTTCTTAATGAGACTGTTATATGGTCAAGACGCAACAATTAGATATCCCGATAATGAAACAATATATCTAAGTGAATCAGATTATAGTCAAGTAAGAAGAATGAGAGTGGAAGTTGTATCTGCACCACCACAACAAACAGATAGAATTGTTCAGTATCAAAGTGGTACTAAAATAATTGAGGCAGAATCAGTTATAGAAAATGTATTTGTAGATTCTGTTGAAGACAGAAAGTATTCACTAGAGATTACAGATAATCACATTGGTAAATTCACACAAGGCTCTACCGTCACATTTATAGACCGTGATGGTATTACAGAATATACTGGAACTGTAATAGGTGTTGTGAATGATGTATCAGACGAATCATCTTCTACCTACATATCACATAATGATAGTGGAGACTTACTATTAGAAACAGGTGGTGGTTTATTACTAGAAGAATCTTCAATAGGTTCATTGTATTCACTCAATGACAAAGTTTTCTTTGCAGGTAGTAAGAATAACACGAATGCGTCAGAATGTCAAGCAAGAGTTGACGGTTTATCTAAAGGTGGTATTACAGAAATTTTCATTGAGGAAGGTGGTCAAAACTATGAAGGTGGAGACCTAATTGTATTTGAAAATACAGGAACACAAGGTGGTGGTGCAGAAGCAGTAATTGGTTCTGTAGGAGACGAGGTATTACTCGAAGGTGGTTCAGTATTTGGACATTATGAAGTCACTGCAACTGCAGGTCAAACCCTAGTGGGTGGGCCTGGTGTTAGAGACGACAATGGTAATCTAATTATATTCAACGATAATACACTTAAAGTTTTTGTTGATGATGTATTACAAACACCAAACACATCATATACTGAAAGAGACTATTCACATAAAAACGATAGAGTGACATTTACAAATGCACTATCTGCTGGTCAAAGAGTTGACATGTACACTGAGTTCAATCAGTTATTATATGAAGATGGAGAAGAGATAAACTTAGAAACTACTGTTGGTAATATCAGAAGTATCAAGATATTGAGTGGTGGTGCAGGTTATCAATCAATTCCTACTGCATTCCCAGGCGGATACATTTACTTTGATGACCTTAGTGGGTTTGTTTTAAATGAAGTTTTGACTGGTGGAACATCTAACGCAACAGCAACTATTATAAAAATAGAAGAAGATAAGAAACGAGTAGTTGTAAAAAGATTATCAACTGATACTGGTGCATTCCAAAATGGTGAAATAATCAATGGTGGAACATCTCTTACTGTACGTGCAAACACACAAGTAAGTGTTTCAAGTGGTACAGGTGGTAAGATATTCTGTTTCTCAGATGAGATTGGTGGAATTAAATCATTAAACATTGTTGAACAAGGTAGAGACTATACAGAAGATTCAGTAGTATCAGATAAATCTGTATTCCCTATGTTAATTACTACACCAACTAATACTTTAAACAAAGGTGTGACTATTACAGGTCAATCATCAGGAACAACTGCTGAGGTTGTTAACTATGATGCAGATAGACACATATTAAAGTATACAAAGTTAAACGGACACTTCTTAATAGACGAAGTTGTCACATATCAAAACACCGACCAATTTGAGGTAATGAAATCCAACCCATTTAATGCAAGAGGTAAGTTTGGTGGTGAAGGTATAATACAAGAACAATTCTTAACAGACAAAGGACATATAAACGCATCTGCTACAAACCTTCAAGACAGTAGATACTATCAAACTCATTCATATGTTATTAAGGTTGGGGAATCAATTAACAAATATAGGTCTACAGTTAAAGACTTACTTCACCCTGCTGGACATATATTCTTTGGTGAGGTTGCATTAGAAAATTCAATTAGTGGACAAACAAGAACCTCTAAGTTCCAACCAACAATTATTATGGTAATGGAACCTGTTCTTTCTGTATCAAATGCATTTGCAAATTCATTAAGAACATATCTCTTACATGCAGATATGTCTGCAACAGGCCCCGAAGGTGGTATTGGTCTATTAACGCTTGACGAAGCAGGACAACCTGTATATAATACAGACCCTAGAACTGGTGGTTCAATTACAGAACCCGATACAGAATATGGTGACTCTAAAATGAGAAACCGACACATGAACATTCTGAAGATTGTAAACAAATCTATACCTTCAGTTAGAACTGATAATGTAAGAGGTGTTGTCCGTTCTGTAGGTTCAATTAATTTAATGGATAATCAAGACACATTAGACTACCATAATAGAAAATTTGTAGCTGCAGACCAAGGTAAAATTGTAGATTTATATCAACCAAGTGAAGAAATCTTAGTAATGGAAGATGGAAGTAAGATAGAACTTGAAGAAGAAGCATGTATCATGAGATTTGAAGAAAGAAGATTTGCAGAAGTCAAGGGAGAGGCTGGAGATAGAATTATATCTGAAGACAATGAGACTTTGATAAGATTAGAAACTGCAACAACTACAGAAGAGGTGCAATACTTTGTATCAGAGAGGAATCCCGACTTAAATGACAAGTATACTCTGTTTGAAAATGGAGATAGGATTGTATTTGAGGACGAAAGTGCAATGATTGATGAACAATCATCAGATTCTTCAGTACCTTCTACTACATTTGCATCATTTGGAACAAACTTTAAATCCCTAAATACCATTACAGGACAAAGAATATACGATATATCATATTACCTAAAAGATGAAACTGATGGCGATGATATATTATTAGAAGATGGGTATGGAAACATTCTAAGTGAAGAGTCTAAACCCGAAGGTTTGAGAATTAGTGACTTAAATGATTACTATCCTAACCTATTCATTCCCGAATTTGAAAAAAGGGAGTTAAAAAGAACAAATATTACATATAGTGCATACATAAAGTCTGCCTAGTGTTATAAATAGTATAAAATATCTGAGGAGATACTTAAAATGGCAGCAATAATAACAGAGAAGTTTCGTACACATAATGCGAAACAATTTAAAGAGGACTTCGGTGAAAGTGCCTCATCAACATACATTTTCATAGGTCGTTCCCATTCATGGGCAGACGACACTTCCCCACCAGTTCCAGTAAACGGAACAAGTGAGGAGATGGATTCATTTTCAGATATGCTTTCTATGAAGAAAGTGTCTACTGCAGATGTTTCTCATGCATTAACAAGGTATGACTGGACAACAGGAACCACATATGACGAATATGCACATGATATAAGTTCTACAGAAACTTCATCAGGTACAAGTGCAAACAATTTGTTTAGTTCTAAGTTCTATGTAATAACAGACGACTATAATGTATACAAATGTTTAAGAACAGGAAGAAATTCTTCAGGTGCAACAGTTGCTTCAACTGTAAAACCAACTGGAACAAGTGCAACAGACCTAGTGTATACCTCAGACACTGGTGCAGCTGCAGGATATATTTGGAAGTACATGTATACAGTATCTGCTGCTGATACAATTAAGTATGTGACTTCAGACTTTATCCCAGTAAAATCATTGGGTGCAAAAACTGCTGTTTCAGGTACTGGAACTAACGGTCAGTTAGGTTCAAGTGCAGACAACGACTCATCTTCATTATGGGACGTAGAAAACTCTGCAACTGCAGGTGCAATCTACCACGTAAGAGTAGATAACGGTGGTTCAGGTTATACGCCTGGAACATATAACACTGTTGCTATAGATGGTGACGGTTCAAGTGCAACTTGTTCAGTGACTGTTGGTGGTGGTGGTGCAATCACATCAGTTTCAGTGACTACAAGTGCATATGGTTCAGGTTATAATCGTGCATCTATTGATGTTGCAAGTATATCAGGAATTGGAAGTGGTTCAAGTGCAGTATTAACACCAATCATTTCACCTATGAACGGACATGGTGCAGACCCAGTTGAAGAACTTGGTGGAAACTATGTAATCGTAAACTCAAGATTTGAGTTTAATGAAGGTTCAGGTGACTTCCCAACAGATAACGATTTCAGAAGAATAGGTTTATTACAAGACCCATTCACTGCAGGAACAACAACAGTTGCAACTGCAACAACACTTGGTGCATATTATAAAATGACTTTATCAAGTGTTTCAGGTCTATCAGTAGACGATACTATTCTTAATGCTTCTTCAGACGGAAACGGAGTTGCAGTATCAAGAATTATATCAATTAATGGTTCAGTAGTATCTCACCAACCAATTGCAAATAGTGATGGTGGATATGTAAACTTTGCACAAAATGATACTGTTTTTAAAGGTGGTGCAACCATTGGTAATGCTGATACAATAGATAGTACATTCCCCGAAGTAGAAAGATTTACAGGTAATATTCTGTATATTGAAAACAGGGGTGCTGTGACTAGAGCTGCAGACCAAATCGAAGATATTAAATTAATTATAGAAATGTAATTATCGGGGACTTAGTGTCCCCACAACAGGTTAAGGAATATGCCAGAAAAAACTGATTTAAATATAGCACCGTATTACGATGACTTTTCGGAAGATAAGAAATTCAATAAAGTTCTTTTTAGAGCGGGTCGTCCATTACAGTCTAGAGAACTAACTCAAACACAATCCATATTACAAAATCAAATTGAAAGATTTGGTTCTCATATGTTTGAAGAGGGGTCTTTAGTCACTGGTGCAGAATCAGATGTAGATTTAGAAATATTTTATGTAAAGGTAAATTCTGCAAACCCCAATTCAAATGGTTCTGCAAATGTTGAAGACTATAGAACAACATTTCATAATAAATTTGTAAGAGGTAAATCTTCGGGTGTTGTTGGTAAAGTATTCACTTCAAGTGAAGAAACAACTGATGATGCAATAACATTGTTTGTCAAATTTCATTCACAGGGAACAGATTCAAATAACTCAGTAGTTTTTTATTCAGGTGAAGAATTACAAGAGTGTACATTAGGTGAAGATGGAACAGTCACTGTAAACAGTGCTAATAATAATGAGTTTACAATTAAACCTAAAACAGATAGTCCAGTTGGTCGTTCTTCAATTGCAAGTATATCAGAAGGTATCATATTTGCCAGAGGATTCTTTTGTAAGGTTGATGCACAAACATTAATTTTAGAAAAGTATTCAGGTAAACCAACATACAGAGTAGGTCTAACAATTGCAGAAAGTCTGTTATCTTCTGCAGATGATACAACTTTGTTAGATAATTCTTCAGGTACAACAAACGAAAATGCAGCTGGTGCTGATAGACTTAAATTAGATTTTACACTATCTAAGTATACACTTGATACTGCTGATGATGTGGACTTCGTAGAACTTGTCAGGGTTAATCAGGGTATCATAGAATTAAAAATCACTAGACCGATATACAATGAGATAGAAAACTCAATGGCACGAAGAACATTCGATGCAAATGGTGATTTTGTTGTAAGACAATTTACACATAGTTTAAGAGAACACTTAGACGACACTACAAACAGAGGATACTATACTTCAACAAATGGCGGAGATGTAGATAAATTTGTAATGCAAGTATCGCCTGGTAAAGCATATGTTAAAGGATATGAAATAGACAAGATTGGAACAACACCAATACCTTTCAATAAGGCAAGGTCTACAGTCACACTAAACAACACAAACACTCCAGTTAGACTTGGAAACAAATTAAGAATTACAAATGTTCACTCCTTACCTGAGTTTGGTAATGAGAGTGGAGATGCAAGTATATCACCATTTAAAGAAGTCACACTTTGGGATACTACAATATCAAGTGACGGAACAGAACCTACAAGTGGAAAGATTGGTTTTGCAAGATTAAGAAACATAGATTTACAAAGTGGTACTGCATCTTCAAATGAATATGATGCAAATTCTGTATGGAACTTATACTTATTTGACATTAAAATGCTAACAAAACTAAGTGGTACACTTAGTGGAACATTTACAGAAGGTGACCAAGTAGTTGGTGGAACTTCAGGTGCAACTGGTATTGTTTCATATACTGCAAGTGGTCAGTTATATATTCATGACGTAGTAGGAACATTCGTAGTTGGTGATGCAATTACAACTAATGGTACAACTAGTGGAACAACAACAGTCACTGCTGTAAGAAACTACAACATTGACCGTGCAAGAGGTGTATCACAAGACCCTGTAGATGCAAGTTCAACAATATTTACTGCAAATGTTAAGGTAGACGCTTCTAAAGTTTTATTGGGAACATTGACATTTGGTACTAACACTGCAGTCACTGGTTTTGCAACATCATTCACAACAGAATTAAAAGAAGGTGATTTTATAGTAAACCCTGCAAGTGGTCAATCACTAATAGTTGCAAGTGTCACTGATGACACTAACCTTGTACTCTCAAGTGCATCTTCAAGTGCATATACAGGTAATGTCACTAGAAATCGTGCAACTTTATATAACCAAGACCAAACTGCTTCTATATTTTCATGGCCAAGAGACTGGGTAAAAACACATTCATGTGATTCTATTCAAGTAAGAAGACAACAAGTGGTTGATGTATCAGGTGGTTCATTTACTATATCTACAGGTTCAAACGCAACCTTCGGTGCATTAAATACCGATAACTTTACAATTGCAGTTGTAAAGGCTTCTACAGATGGAAGTGCATATGATTTAGGAGACCTTTTAAACATAGAAGACTTAACAGGAACTGCAGCTTCAGATGGTGGTTCAGGTCAAACACTTACTAAATCAATTGCAAACAATAATGGTGCAAAACTTAAAATAACATTTACAGTCAATAGAACAAACCCAGCTTCTAGAAATAAGACATTGAGACAATCAAGATTACTTGGTGTTGAAAGTGCAAGAAGTGCTGGTGGGTTCTATGGAACTGCATATGATGATAAAGAAATTACACTAGGTGTTTCAGACGTTCATAAGATTCATGCAATATATGAAGGAGTAGGAGGAACAACACCTCTACCACCTTCTTCATATTTCTCAGTAGATAGTGGAACCTTCCAAGTCTATGAAACAATAGTAGGACAGACTTCAGACGCACGTGCAATTCTTATTACATATAGTGGTTCACTTTCAACTTCATATTATAGAATGGTATCAGGTACATTTACAGAAGGTGAAAGTATTGTCGGTCAGACTTCACTTGCAGTCGCAACAATTACTAGTGTATCACAAGGTTCACCCGATATCAAGTCTAGATTCTTCTTTGACAATGGACAAAGAGATGGTTTCTATGACCTTGCAAAAATTACAAGAAAGGTTGGAGAACCAGTTCCTTCAGGAAAGGTATTAATTGTATTCGATTACTTCACTTCAGATAGTGGAGATTTCTTTGATGTTGAATCATATGACTCTATACCATATCAAGACATTCCAGTATACTCTCCAAGTAGAGTAGATTTAGGTGGTTTAGAGCCTGATGGAACATTTGAACTTTCAGACGCAGTTGACTTTAGACCAGTTGTAGGACAAATTATTGGTACTTCAACATTTGGAACAACGAACACACAAGACCCAACCAACCCAGTGAACTTATCACATAGTACAGAGGGTGCTGTTTATGCACCATTTGGATATGATACTGGTAGAGATTTTGGTTCTTCTAGAACTGGTATATCATCTACTGGTGCAAGTGCAAACGATACCCCAGTGACAGGTTCAAGTGTAGTTGGTGACATATCTTTCTATGTTGGTAGAATTGATAAAGTATTTTTACATAAGTCAGGTTCATTCCAAACTTCTTCAGGTATTCCTGCACTATCGCCAACCAAACCAAAGGCAATAGACGATGCAATAGAATTATTTGAAGTTCAGATTCCTGCATATACAAAGAATTTAAAAAATATAAGAGTCAGAACACAAGACCATAGAAGATTTACAATGAAAGATATCGGTAAAATCAATAACCGTGTCACAAACTTAGAACGAATTACTGCATTATCTTTATTAGAAAGAGATACACAAACAAAACAAATTTTAGACGCAGACGGATTCGATAGATTTAAATCAGGATTCTTAGTAGATAACTTTAGAGGTCATAGAGTTGGTGATGTAAATCACCCCGACTATCAAAATAGTGTAGATACTAAACTTGGTGCAATGAGACCTAAGTCTTATTCACAATTCTTTGACATTGAGTTTAATAGTGTATTGTCATCAAACTTCCAAAAGACTGGAGACTTAATTACTTTACCTTATACACCTGCAACATATGTAAATCAAGATAAGGCCTCAAGAACAATTAATGTTAATCCATATCATGTATTTAATTTCTTTGGAACAGTTAAGTTATCACCCGAAACAGATATATGGAATGATACAGAACAATTACCCGAAGTAAGAATTAACAGAGAAGGAAACTTTGATGCAGTTCTTGCTGAAAATACAAACTCACTAGGAACAGTTTGGAACTCATGGCAGACAACATGGGTTGGTGAACCTAACGTAGTATCAACAGAAGTGCAGGCCACTTCTAATGGTTCTTGGAGTGGAGACCCAGCACAAGGTGGTGAATGGGTTGCAGGGTTATCCGTCACAAGAGAAGTCACTGAAACTGTAGAAACACAAACAAGAACAGGTGTGACAACAAGTGTTGTAGAAGACTTTGTAGAAACAAGAAACGATAGAGTTGTAAGTATATCAATAGTACCTTTCATGAGGTCTAGAACTATTGAGATAGATGCAACCAACTTAAAACCAAATACAAACCACTATTTCTTCTTTGACGGAATACGAGTTGATAAATTTACTAAACCATTTAGTACAACATATTCACAAGACGGTGGAATCACAACTACATCAGAATGTAAATCAGACGGTAATGGTAGACTTCGTGCATACTTTGAATTACCTAATAATAATGTACAAAGATTCCCAACAGGACAAAGAGAATTAAGATTAACTTCTAGTTATTATGATTTAACAAATCCAGGCTCACAAGCGAGTGGTGTCTATCAAGCACAAGGTTTATTACAATCTAACCAAACAGAGATAACATCTACAAGAAACGGTAGAGTAATATTAGAAAGAACTAATGGTTCTAGACAAATTACTAGAAGTGGTGAAAGAATAAATGCACAAGTATTTGATACCGTGTCTCCACCAGTACCACCAGTGCCAGAATTACCTGTAATACCTGAGATTATACAAGACCCTGTACCAATACCAGTACCTCCACCATTCATTGCGGCACCATTGCCACCATTGGTTGAGCCAGAACCATTTATTGCACCTCCAGTATTTATTCCTACAACAAGACAAATACTTGATATACCTGATAGGATAGAAGACAGAAGATTCTTTGATTTCCCATTAGAAAGAGGTTGGGGAGACCCACTTGCACAATCATTCTTGGTTGAAAAATCAGGTGGTATGTTCGTGACATCTTTAGATTTATACTTTGAGAAAAAAGATACAACATTACCAGTTTCTGTTGAAATTAGAAATATGGTAAATGGATATCCAGGCCAAACTGTAATACCTTTCTCAACAGTGACTAAGAACCCAGGCGATGTAAACACTTCAACAGACGGTTCTGCAGTGACAACATTTACATTTGAATCTCCAGTTTACTTAGAAGAAGATTTTGAATATTCATTTGTTGTTTATTCTAACTCAAATGAGTACACTGCATTCATATCAAGAATGGGTGAGAAAGACCTTGCAACAAGTCAGACAATTTCAGGACAACCATATGCAGGTTCATTATTTGTGTCTCAGAATGCATCAACATGGACTGCAACACAAGAAGATGACCTTAAGTTCCACATGAAAATTGCAAACTTTGATGTATCTAAAATACCAGTATTGAAATTTGAAAACAAAGCATTACCAGTTTCTACTTTACAAACAAATCCTGTTGAAACATTCAGTGGTCAACAGTATGTAAAAGTTTATAATTATACTCATGGTATGTACACAACAAATTCAAATGTGACTATTGCAGGAGTGACAGGTGATAAAGAAAATGGTGTATTAAATATTGCAACACCTTCAGTAAGTGGAACACCTACTAATGGAACATTTAATGTGTCTCTTACTGGTGGAACAGGAACAGGTGCAACTGCAGAATTTACAGTTGCAAGTAATGTTATAACTACTTCATACATAACAGACCCAGGCACAGGATATGCAACAACAGATACATTGTCTGCAACAAACTTTGACGGTGGAACTGCAGACTTAACAGTGGGTGTAGATGTAGTTGGTGATACACTAGGTGGAGTTCCAGTGGCTGCAATCAATCAAACATTTACTGCAGTTGCAAATATGGAAATAGATTCATTTACAGTAATCCCCGATATATCTAGTTATGATGTTAAAACAACATACGCATCGAATGACTCAACAGTTGGTGGTGGAGAAAACGCAACTTCAACTAGAAACTATTACTATGATACACTGCATACATTGATTCCAAGTTTAAATTACAACATGACTAGAATTAGTGCAAGTGTATTAACAACACCTATGGATTCGCCTGAAGGATATAGTAATGGAACTGCATACACTAAAAACACAACAAGTAAGTTTATCACATTAAATGATAATGTGTTCTTTGATTCACCAAGTGTAGTTGCATCTCCATTAAACGAAACTAATGAGATGTCTTCAGAGAAATCATTTACATGTACACTTCAATTACAATCTGTAAACGGAAATGTTTCACCAGTAATTGATGTTGGAACAATAGGTGCAATAGGTATTTCAAATAGAATTAATAATATTGATAGTTCTTCAGATGTACAAACAGGAACAGTCTATACTCCTTCAACAGAACCTGATGGAGATAATAATGCAATGGTATATTGTACAAGAAAGGTTAATTTAAAAACACCTGCAACAACACTTAAAGTTATTTCAGATGTGTTTAGACCACCAACAACAGAAATTGAAGTGTTATACAAAGTTCTTAAGAATGATGAATCAACACCATTTGATGATTTAAACTGGGAGTATTTCAATACAACAGGAACGCCTGATACAACTGTAGAGGCAGACGCAAGAAACTTTAAAGAATATGAGTGGACTGTTGATGACCTACCCGAGTTTAGTGCATTCGCAATTAAGATTGTTGGTAAAGGAACAAATAGTTCAGTAGTACCTATGGTATCTGCATTAAGATGTTTAGGTCTTGCATAATGTCTGAGTATATCAAAGTAGAAGGACATACATCTTTGTTAAGAGATTCCGAATCTTCTGCAATTGTAAATACGGACATAAGTGCATGGAGATTACAAAAACTTAGAAAAGATAACTATAAAAAACAAGTAGAAGAAATAAATAATATTAAGAGTGATATAAACGATATGAAAAACATTCTTACTCAAATAGTGGAAAAGATAAATGGCTAAACAAGTAGACCAATTCAGTACTTTAGAAGACTTCAGAAAAACCTTTAATGAGGTTTCTACAGATGTTGGCGATATAGGTGGACTTAGAACTACAAGTCAAGGTACTATTGTAGACGCAGTAAACAGTATTGAAGACAAGTCATTCTTTTTCCAAGAATTTATTTTTATTGCAACTTCAGGACAAACTACATTTTCAGGAACAGATAGTTTTGGAAATACACTAGAATTTAAAAAAGATAGATTACAAGTTTATGTAGAAAGAGACCACCAAATAAAAGATGACGACTATACAATCGGTGGATTTGGTGTATTAAGTGGAAACACTTATAGTCAGATTACACTTGCTACTGGTGCGACTGTTGGTGATAAGATTACTGTATATTCATACACTGGTTCATACTTAGGAGTTGCAGACTCAGGTGTTGCAACAGGGTTCTTTAACCAAACTGCAGAAAATGTAATTTACAACAACAATGATAGTGGAATCATATTTAATGAGACTTCTATTAATGCAACAACTACACTTTCAACAAGTGCAAAAATAGAGTTTGACGGAAATGTATATCACCAAGATAATGTCACACTTGCAAGTGGTAAAACATTAACTGCACCAACACTTACAGATGGAACTATGTCTATCAATAGTGGTGCAATCACAAGTGCAACTACTGGTTCATTTAGTGGTAATGTTGGAGTTGGTTCACTTACTTCTGCTGGAGATGTCGCAGGAACAACTGGTACATTCTCTTCAAGTATATCTGCAACTGCAGGTACTTTCTCTTCAGATTTAACAGTCACTGGAAACACTACACTAAATGGTAATATTGATTTAGGTAATGCTAGTGGTGATACGATTAGCTTGACAGGTTCAGTAGATTCTGATATAATATCAGATACGAATAATACTCGTGCCTTAGGGTCTAGTAGTAAAAGGTGGTCAACTGTATACTCAACAGATTTAAATGCAACAGGCACCTCTACATTGTCTACAGTGGACATTAATGGTGGTAATATAGACGGTACAGTAATCGGTAGTTCAACTGCAGCTGCAATTACTGGTACATTAATTACTGCAAGTACAAACTTTGCAGGAGACTTAACTGGTGATGTCACTGGTACAGTTTCTAGTATTGCAAATCATGATACAGGAGACTTGACAGAAGGGTCTAATTTGTATTATACTGATACTAGAGCAAACTCTGCTTTTGATACTAGACTTGCAACTAAAAATACAGCAAACTTGAGTGAAGGCACCAATTTGTATTATACTGATGCAAGGGTATCAACAAGAACAGACACTATATTAAATCACTCTAACCACACTAATATTACAGTAAGTAAAGTTGGTGATGAGTTGAGATTATCTGCAACAGAAGACAACCTTGCAAACAATACTGCAAATGATTTAAGTGATATTAATTATACTTCATCTCCTACTGCAGGTCAAATCCTTGCATGGGATGCTAGTGCAGGATATTGGGAACCTGTAGACCCAAGTAATACTACAGATAATGTTTCAGAAGGTTCGAACAATAAGTATTTCTCAGACGATAGAATGAATGCAATTATAGATGTTGCAGCTTCTAAAGGTCTTGTAAAAACATACGTGGACAATGCGAATGGTGGTGCTGATGACCCTTTAGATGGGACAATCACAATCGACCTAAATACCTCGAACGGATTAACCGTTAGTAGTAATTCTGTTCAGTTAGATTACGAGACTACAAGTACTGCACCTACTCAAGTAGGTAGTACTTCGACTGGACACTTATGGTTTGTGATATGATATGTCTGATGAAATTTATGTAAATATAGGAACTTCGTTCCAACAACCCTACCAAGGACAAGGACTTGCACAAGGTCGTACACCTGTTATAGCACAATATATTGCAAGAAAACCTGCAAATGCACAAACACCTTTTACATATCAAAATAGACAACCTGCAAGTGCAAGACAACCCAGTTCTGCACAAACACCTTATATTGCAAATAGACAGACCCCTTCCATAGTTCAGGCAACTGCAAATTATCCATATATTGCATCTGCACAACAGACATATCCTTACATTGCAAATGCACAAACTACTACTCAAAATACTGGAAGAGCGCCTATAATATATCAGGCAACAGGAAGAACGCCATTTACATATGCAAGACAAGGACAAACACCATATAGTGCAACTGGAAGACTACCTTCTACATATGAAACACAAGGTCAAACACCTTACAGTTTTCAACAGAATTATCAACAAACATATGAAACACAAGGACAACAACCTTATACATTTAATGATACTGGTCAACAACCTTCTATATATCAAGCTCAGGGAACACAACCATATAGTTATCAACAGAATTATCAGACCCCAACTATATACACTGCACAAGTAAGTACCAATAGTCAAGCAACATATCAACACCCGACTACATATCAACATCAGGCACAGATAACTTACAGACACCCTACTAATTCTCAGAGTGTATTTCAAACTACAGTACAAGCACAAACAACGTATCAGCACCCTTATACAGCTCAAACTCCTGCTTCTACAATTGGAAGACAACCTACAACATACACTTATCCCGACCCTGCAGTTTGGGGCCCGTATCCAGTGACAGGTGGTTTATTGTCTAGTTATTCGTACTATTATGAAGGATTTAGAAGTCAAAATCCAGTTGCGCCAGTGCAATATGGAGATGCATTTGGTTCAAGTCCTTGGCCTGCGATTCCTTCAAGTACTCCAGGCTATCAATATATTCAACGACAATATTGGTTGAATAGACCAAGTAATTCTACTTTATCGGGAACACTGAATCTTGGAAACTTTGCACCTACAATAACATTTAGTACTCAATTTCAATATCTTCAAATTATTAGTGGTGGAACCACTACAAATATACCTTATGCAACCTTTACGCCAAATGGTTCGCCTATGACACCAGGCAATGCATTGTGGAGTGGAAGTATGCCTATTGTCACATCACAATTCCCAACTCATATAATTTTTAACGGTAATAGCGCCACATTAGCATTATTTTAATGGAGTATAATAAATGGCAATAGGACAAACACAACAACCGTATATTTTTCAATATCAGACTCCATATACATTACAGGTCACGTCTCAACAACCTTATAGTTTTCAACAACCTACAAGGCAACCAGTAAATGTTCAGAATATTAGACAACAACCATATTCTTTTACTGCAAATAAACAAACCACTGCACAATATCCACATATTATTCAAGTGTCATATCAAGCAAATAAACAAACAAGTGGGACTAGACCTATTGCAACTGCAGTAAGAAATTATTCATATAGTGCAAACAAACAAACTCCATATCCATTTATTAATAGTGGTCAGATAGCATACCCATACACTGCAAGAAGACCTGCAACTACACCAGTTGCTCAGGCACAACAACCTTATCCGTACATTGCTGATGCACAAACACCGTATCCATATATTGCACAATCAACATATCCTTACATTGCAAATGCACAACAACCATACCCATATGAAGCAAATGCACAACAACCATACCCATACATATCTCAAACTCCAAGTACGTATGCAAGACAGGGTAGAACACCATTTACATATAACCGTCAGGCATCATACAGTTTTGAAACACCTGCAAGAACTCCAAGTACATATGTGAATCAACAACCTAGTATTTACCAACACCCTGTAATCTATAGAAATCCTTATATTGCAAATGCTAGACAACCTTCAACATATCAACATGCATATCAATCACCTTATAGTTTCCAACAAAATTATACATTCCAACAACCATATACAACAACTAGAACGGTTGGCCCGATTGCAAAAGTTAAAGGTGTATACAGAAATAATGCTGGAAGTGTAGAGAAGGTTGACGAGATTTATGTCAATGATGGTGGAACTTTAGAGAAAATTCACCAATCAGTTCCAACTGCTCAATTCAATAAGGGTTAAAAAGGTATAAATAGTATATATGGCTATACTTGCAAACATATTTATCGACCAAGGTGCTGACTTTTCAATCACTGTAGATGTCACGGACTCTTCAGGTGATGTATTAAACATGTCAGGATATTCTGCAGCTGCACAAATAAGAAAAACATATTCTTCTGCAACTGCAAGTGGAACATTCACATGCACCGTACAAGAAGCGAGTGGGCAAGTGACCATGGCATTAACAGATACACAAACAACAGCATTAGAAGCTGGTAGATATGTTTACGATATGACAGTCACCAGTGGTGGAGGAAACAAAACTAGAGTTGTTGAAGGACAGGCAATTGTGACGCCAGGAGTGACAAGATGAGCAACATAAAAGGAACATTAAGTAGGGTTGCAACTATCGGTGGAAGAATACAAGGACAAGGTAATCTTCGTGCAAAACAGGTTGCGATAGGAAATGCATCAACCTCTACAGACATATCAACTAAAAATTTAAACGAACTTGCAGATGTAAATGCAACAGAAACAGATGACGGACTTCTTTCATATGATGCCTCTTCTGATAAATGGACAACTACCACTTCTATAGACGGTGGGACA